TTACCAAGTTCTTTCTCGTAGTCCTTCAGTGCATTCTTTCACGTCATCATCGATAACATTTCCCGGCTTAATGCATTCCTTCATGGTCTTCCGCACGCCTCTATTCGATTCCCTTTCGCGTTTGTCCTGCATTTTGAGGCTCTTCCTTGCGGCGTCCCCTGCCATGCCATCTGTACCTGCCATGAACTCGGTAACAATGCGGCTAAACCCTGAGCCGATAGCCTCCGCGATGGGGGCTGTGGCTTCGCCGGCCTGAGTCGCTAAAGGCTTGGATTCTTCTGCGTATGCGAAGCCGGACAGCATCAAAAGTACGATGGTGGATGCAACTGCTCTCATTCCCTCTCTCCTATCCTTGAAGCGAACCAGCGTTCCGCTGCTCTCCTGGTGATCGCTATCCCGCGTTGGGACTGCTCAAGTTTTGATTGGCCTCGTCATATTCGGGGCTGGTCTGCCCGCTTTCAGGAGCGATGTTGCCGGTCACTAGCCAAAGTGCGTACTGCGGAAAAATCTGTATCACAGCCTCGATCTCGGCGTCGGTGATTCTGGCTTTCCCGTTTCGGACATTACCCCATCGATAGCGATCAATCCCGGTCTGCTTTTCAAACCAGACACTCGTCCGCTCCTTGTTAAACAAGGTTATAAGGCGGTCTTTTATCATGCCTAAAAATTCTACTTAGTAGATTGTACTTAGTAACAATCTGAGTGTAAGGTTGCTCTACTTAGTAAAAATTACTCAGTAGGCGTGATTTTCATTATAGGGCAAAACCATGGAAGAGTCTGGAATAGTGGGGTTCACCGTCACAGGTGCTGTGGAGAAGGTCACGGACTTCCGCACCGCGCCGTTCTGCTCGCAGGCGGTCTTCGCGCAGATGCTGGGCCTGGAAGACATCACGGAAGACGTGGTGCGGGGCTGGGTGGAAACCAAGACGATCCCGACTGCCAAGATTGGCCGTCGCCGCGTGGTGAACCTGCACCGTATTCGCCGTGACCTCGACCGGGGCAAATCGATCTTCTGCCAGGGTGATTACGATGCCGAGTGATCGCCCAGTGCCGATGGAAACCTTCCAGTTCTGCTTCGCGGGCATTGTCGGCAGCGTCTCCGGCAGGGTTGTATCCTGGGGCGGCCTGACTGTCGATATCGACCAGATCGAGAATGCTTGGCTCCGTCGGGCGATTGAAGACTATCGCTGTGGTCGTAGGGGGCAGAAATGAGCCATGGCCGCCAGACCCTACTACCTGCGCCAAACCCACGCCCCGGACTGCGCCTGCTCTGTGTGCTGGTCCGCAAGGCAGGCCATCCCATTGCACAGCCCGTCGTTGTGTCCGGACTGCCGGCCCCCTGGGCTGCCCTATCTGGAAGGTGGCCGCTGGCTCTGCCGTCCCCGTTCCTTCTGCGCGAAACACGACCCGTCCCGGCGTCCGCCAAAGTACTGGCACGTTGTGTACGACAGCGGGAAACCCACGCCCGGCGTTCGACTGCACAAACCTTTCGTCCTGGAGTGACTGCCTTATGAGACAGCCAACCGCACTGATTGCCTGCGAGTTCTCCGGACGTGTCCGCGATGCTCTGGCCCGGGTTGGTTTTTACGCCGTGAGCTGCGATCTGCTGCCTTCGGAAACCGAAGGGGAACACGTCCAGGGGGATGTCCTGGAAATTCTGGACTGGGGGTGGGATTTGCTGATTGCTCACCCGCCCTGCACTGACCTGGCTACCTCGGGTGCCCGCTGGTTTCCCGAGAAGATTGCTGACGGTCGTCAGGCACGTGCCCTGGAGTTCGTTCGTACCCTGTTGTCGGCGCCTATTCGATTCAAGGCACTGGAGAATCCCAAGTCTGTGATCTCCAGCCATATTCGCAAGCCGGACCAGATCATCCAGCCCTGGATGTTCGGACATGGCGAGCGCAAGGAAACGCACCTCTGGTTGCAGAACCTGCCGCTTCTGGAGCCGACCCGTATTGTCGATGGACGTTCTCCGGTCGTGCATTACATGGCGCCAGGCCCTGACCGCTGGAAGGACCGTAGCCGGACCTATATCGGTATCGCCGAGGCGATGGCCGAGCAGTGGGGCCGTTATGTGATGCGGGCCTTGGCGGAACCAGAATCTGTGAGTTTTCACCCCCAGCAGCAGGACCTGCTGCGTGTCCTGGAGGGCTGACCCGTGCTCGCTGACACCCTGAAAGCGCTGCTCCTGCTCTGCCTGATCCGGGCCGCCCGCACCGTGGCCGATCCGGTCAAGGGCCGCGCTCCCGGCTCGTCGGAACAGCTTTATCGTTCCGGCGAACGGAAGCACGGGCGGAGCGCACCCTTGAACGCCTCCCCCCTGAAACAGCCTCCGCTGGGGAGTGTGGGGCAGCTCCTCCGCCCCGCGCTCTCGAGCCCTCGGCGGCAAGAGCGGGATGACAAGGGCAGAGCCCTTGGTGTTGCTCTGCGGGTTCCAAGGGGAAGCGTTCCCCTTGGCCGTCGGCGACGACGTTGCGATAGGGACCGTTACTCGAATGGGCTGAGACGAACACCCGTGGTTGGCTTGGTTCACTAGCGAATAGAGCCCGGCCCGAAGGGATCGCCCACACATCACTTTCACCCAACACCGCTGAATGAAGGCGAAACAGCCGAATTTGCAGCAGCGGGACAACTCACGCCGAAAAAGGCGAATTGAAGGAGAAACACCGATGAACATGTTTGCAACCCAAGGCGGCGTCGTCGAACTGTGGGTCACCAAGACCGACACCTATACCTCGACCAAGACCGGGGAAATCTACGCCTCGGTCCAGTCCATCGCCCCGATCCCGGAGGGTGCCCGTGGCAACGCCAAGGGCTTCGAGATCAGCGAATACAACATCGAGCCGACCCTGCTGGACGCCATCGTCTTCGAAGGCCAGCCGGTGCTCTGCAAGTTCGCCAGCGTGGTCCGTCCGACCCAAGACCGTTTCGGCCGGATCACCAATACCCAAGTCCTTGTGGATCTGCTGGCCGTGGGCGGCAAGCCGATGGCGCCGACCGCCCAAGCCCCGGCCCGCCCGCAAGCGCAGGCCCAAGCCCCGCGCCCGGCCCAGCAGCCGCAGGGCCAGGACAAACAAGACAAGTCCCCGGACGCCAAGGCGTAAGCCGTAGGAGGCCGCGATGCTCCGCTATCTCTCGCTGTTCGCGGTAGGTCTGGCCACCGGCTACGCCTGGGGCTGGATCGACGGCCTAGCGGCCTCCCTGGCTGTTTGAGGACTGATCGCTATGTCAGGCGTTGTCGCTGTGCAGGTGTGTACCGCGTGGACCTCGACCCCCGAGGGCTTCATGGCGTGTCGCGAACTCGCATGGCAACAGGCCTACCTGATTCCGCCCGAGGCCGCTGGATACGTGGACATCCTGGTCAACGGTGGTTTCTCCCCGGAAGCCTTTGGCATCGGTGCCGCTGGCGTCCTGGGATCGTTCGTGACGGGGCTTTTGATTGGCTGGGTCGCGTCACTTCTTCGTAAAGCCAAGTAGAGAGGAAACACCATGAAAGCAATGAAGCAACGCATCGCCAAGTTCAGCCCGGTCGCCTCGTTCCGCAACCTGTGCATCGCCGGTTCCGTCACTGCCGCGACTTCGCTGCCGGCCTTCGCCGGGGTGATCGACACCAGCGCGGTGGAATCGGCGATCACCGATGGCCAGGGCGATATGAAGGCCATTGGCGGCTACATCGTCGGCGCCCTGGTGATCCTGGCCGTTGCCGGCCTGATCTACAGCATGTTGCGCAAGGCGTAACGGGTGCTCTGGTCGGTGTGGTTGGGGGCGTTCTTCGCCGGCGCCTTCATCACCGGGTACCGGACCGGCGAATTCTTCTAACCGAACAGACCGAGGCGGAAGCCCCCTCCGGAGTTTCCGGCAGGGGGCTTTTTCATGGGTGACTGGATGAGTAACAACGCACGTTCCGGCTTTGGCCGAATTCTTCCGCTGCTGGGCCTGCTGGTCTCGTTGCTGTGGCATTCCTTGGCGAGCGCGGACTTCTACCAATGGCACATTTCCATCCCCGGAAAGCCCACGGCCTTCTTTCCATCCTATACGGCGGCGTGCCAGTACTACTTCGATAACACGTCGGCCAACTGGATAAAGGAAATCAACAAACTGAGCTACAAGGAAGTTCAGTGCAGTGTTTCGGGTACTGGCGGAATCACCTGGCAGACGAAGACTGCCATCTTGACTGGCGATAGCTGCCCTCCGGAACAAGAACTTGATCCCGCCGATGGCGCCTGCAAGCCGCCGCCCGAAGAGTGCAAGGAAGGCGAACTGTTTCCGGCCAAGGGCCCGGACTCGCCTGTTGTCACCTCGGGCGGGCGGAACTATGTCGGCGACGGCGGCGCACCGAGCGCCTGTTATCAAAGCTGCGAGTACGGCGGCAACCCCAGCCCGGCCAGTTGCTATCTGGTCAAAGGCTCCACCACGACCGGCTTCTGCAATTACATCCTCAAGGGCACCGGACAGAATTGCGGTGCCGATTCCTACACCTTCGCGCAGACCGGCGATTCGCTGAACCCACCCGACACCCCGAACACCGATCCTTCCGACCCGAACGACCCCGGCTGCCCGCCCGGCTGGTCGTGGTCGGGGACTACCTGCGTCAAGACCCCGACCGATCCCACGGATCCAACCGACCCGACCACGCCGGGCGGTGATGGCGACGGCGGCGGCGATGGCGATGGCGGTGGAAACAACAACGGCGGCGGCAATGACGGTGGCACCGGCAATGGCGGCGACGGCAGCGGGGGAGGGGACGGCAACGGCGGGGGCGATGGTAGCGGCGACGGCAGCGGCACGGGCGGCGATGGCAACGGCACCTGCGACCCGGCGAAAGAGAACTGCTCCACCGGCCCCGAAGGCCCCGGCGGCGAACTCAAGGAACCCACGCCCGGCAGCTGGGATGACGCCATCGCCACCTGGGAAAAGAAGGTCGAGGACGCCAAGAAAGAACTCAAGACCAAGGTGAAGGCCAACGTCGACCAGATGAAGGGTGCCTTCGACCTCAACCTGGCGGAAGGCGGCGGGCAACTGCCCTGCGAGCCCATGACCATTTGGGGCAAGTCCTACTCCCTCTGTATCTCCGACTACGCCGGCCAACTCTCCAGCCTGCGCGTGGCGCTGCTGCTGATGGCCGCGCTGATCGCCGCCCTCATTCTGCTGAAGGACTGACCCTATGGAATGGCTCTCCGGTTTTCTCGATCAGATCATCGCCTTCTTCCAGTGGATCTGGGACTTCTTCGCCCAAGGCATCTATGACTTCGTGCGCGACGGCCTGGTGGTCGCCACCAAGGCGTCGATGTACGCCGCGCTCCAGACCCTGATCCTGCTGATCGATGTCAGCTACACCGCCGCCCGCGAACTGATCGACAGCCTCGGCGTGCCGCAGATGATCCGCAGCATGTACGCCGCGCTGCCGGGGCCGATTGCGGCGGGTCTGGCCTTCTTCGGCGTGCCGCAGGCGCTGAACATCATCATGGTCGCGGCGGCGACGCGCTTCTGCATGCGCTTCGTGCCGTTCATTGGGAGGTGATCCGTGTCGATCAAGATCCACCACGGCCCCAATGGCTCCTACAAGACATCCGGCGCGATCCAGGATGACGCCGTGCCCGCGCTGAAAGACGGGCGGGTGATCATCACCAACGTGCGCGGCTTCACTCTGGAGCGGGCCTATCAGGTCTTCCCGGACCTGCCCAACACGGCGGAAATCATCAACCTCGATCTGGAGTCGCTGGAAGACCTCGAAAAGATGCGCACGTGGTTTCAGTGGGCGCCCCGCGGGGCCTTCCTGATCTTCGACGAAACCCAACTGCTGTTTCCCAAGTCCTGGCGGGAAAAAGACCTCGAGCGCTTCGACTACCCCGGTGGACCGGAAGCGGCCCACGCGGCCGACCGCCCCATGGGCTGGCTCGACGCCTGGACCCGGCACCGGCATTTCAACTGGGACATTGTCCTCACCACGCCGAACATCTCCTACATCCGCGACGACATCCGCATGACCTGCGAGATGGCCTACAAGCATTCCAACCTTGCGGTGATCGGCATCCCTGGCCGCTACAAGGAGGCCCAGCATGACGCCCAACTCAACCGTCCGCCCGCCGATGGCACCATCATCGAGTACAAGCGGATCCGAAAGCAGACCTTCGCCCTCTACCAGTCCACGGCCACCGGCAAGGCCCAGGACACCAAGGCCGGCAAGAGCCTCTTCCGGTCGCCTAAGCTGGTTCTTCTACTGGCATTGCTGGCCGGCACTATTGGCTTTGTCTGGTATATGGGGCCTCTGCGCACGATTGGCGCTCCGGCTGCTGCGACACCTGCCGACGCTCCTGGCGACCCTGCTCAAGCCCCTGCTGCGCCCGCTGCTGTGGCTGCTCCAGCGCGTCCTGCTGCGAATAGCTTTCTTCCTCCTGGGCTTGTACCTGATGGGCCTGCTGCTGCGCCTGTTGATCTGAACGCCCATCCCTTCGCCGATCGACGGATCTCCATCCTCGCCCACGCCTACCGCAAGTCGCGGGGCGATATCTACCTGTTCGCCCTGGACGATCCCACGGGCCGGCGCCTGGAGCTCACCAGCTGGCAACTGATCGGCTCCGGCTACCGGGTAACGCCCAAGGGCGAGTGCGTCGTAGAGCTTCGCTATGAGGACTGGAAACAGACCGTCACCTGTGCCGGGAGGCAGGCCGGCGCGGTGGCCAGCATCGTTCCGGCAGCGCCTGTCGCCGCCTCTGCGGGCGCCTCGCCGAAGGGGCAGACGCCGCTGACCATCGTTCCCGATTCCGAATACGCCTCGCGGCCCTGGAGGCAGAAATGATCGATTGGGAATTCCTCGTCCCGGTGGCGATGGGCTGGGCGCTGCATCACTGGTGGACGGTGATGACGGCGCTAGCGGCGGTAGGGGTGCCGCCATGAGGGGCGGGCCGCGCCGCCGGCCGGGAGCGCAAGGCATGAGCGATAGGCCGAAGGCGCGGCCGACGCCCCTGTAACACGTCGGATAACCCCCGATCAGCAACCTCATAGAACCTCATTAACGGGTAAAGAACATGAAGACTCCGATCCATCCAACCCGACTGGTCCTCGAAGAAAACGGGGATTTCCACAAGTCCCCGAAGGGGATGCTTTTCATGGACCCGCTCAATGGACAGTTCACCGACCTGTCAGGCGTGCGCATCCTGCGGTGTGGCGTGGACACCGTGCGGCAGCTGTACAACGGCAAGCTCCGGCCGGAAGTCATGGCGCTGTTTGACCTGTCGGTGGATGTGGTCGAGTTCGCCGGCTACGAATGGTCCAAGGGCCGTATCGGTCGCGACTCTGGCTATCAGTACCGCCTGCAGAACGCCGAAATGGGCCTGATCCTGCTGATCAAGAACCACAACATCAAGGTCGACACCATTGGCTCGCACCTCAAGATCGAGGTGTCGCCCCACGCCATTGACGGCGCCGACCCGCGTATCCTCCAGGGCGTGCTGGATGACCTGGCCGCAGCGGTGCTGAGTCACTGCGAGACCAACCAAGCAGCCGTGCATATCGCGCTGGATGTGCAGGGCTGGACGCCTCCGGCTGATCTCGTTGATCGCATGCACTGCCGCTCGCGTCGGGTACGGCAAATCAGTGGGATCGAGCGGATCGAGTTCGACGGCAACGCCTCGGTCTACGGGCGTGGCGAGACGTACATGTTCGGCTCGGCCAACGGCCTGCAACTGTCGATCTATAACAAGACCCTCCAGGCTCGGGCCACCGACAAGCTCGACTATTGGGAAAGCGTGTGGGCGACCCTGAACGGGGATCCGTTCGGCGATGGCGACCCGGCCTATAACCCCCTGGAAACGGTCTGGCGGCTCGAATTCCGTTTCCACCACTCCATCGTCCAGCAATTCTCCGAAGGCTCGCGTATGGCCTCCGGGGAGGTCATTGGCTGCCGCACCTATGAGGGCCTCTGCCCGCATCTGCAAGGACTGTGGAACTACGCCTGCGAAAGCTTCAAGCTGCTGAGCCGGACGGCGGTCTACGATCCGTTCTGGAGCCTGATCAGCCAGGACGCCCGCGTCCAGGTCGAGTGCGATCCGCTGATCGAGCGCACCGAGTATCGGCGCTACTACAAGACCGCCAAGGGCTTCAGTGGGCGTAACTGCGAGATGTTCCTCGGTCAGTTCATCAGCCTGATTGCGCGGGAGCGCATCCCTGCAAAAAAGGCTATTGAGTCCGCCCGCAAACTGGAGTTCTGGCACGTTATCGAAGACCACTATCTCGCCAAGGGTTGGACTCGTCGCGATCTGGAAAGGCACATACACAAGCTGATGTGTGATCGGTATCTGCGGCGGGGGTATGCCGTCTAATGTCGATCACCAAGCTCCCCGATGGCCGTTGGTTCGTCGATGTCGAACCGATCAAGGGCAAGCGCTTTCGCAAGCGGTTCAAGACCAAGATGGAGGCGCAGCAATTCGAGGCCACCGCGCGTCAGAAGTGTGCGGAAAGCCCCTGCTGGACGCTCAAGCCGAAGGACCGTCGGCGTCTCTCGGAGTTGGTCGAACTCTGGTATGAACTGCACGGCCAGACCCTGAGCAACGGGCATCGTTGCGTGGCGATTCTGCGGTTGGTGGCAAAGGACCTGGGCGACCCGGTCGCTGTCTCCCTGGAGCCTGCGAAAGTGGCTCGGTTGCGTAGCCGACAGATAGCCAATGGCATGTCGGGCAAGACCGCGAATAACCGTCTTGGCTACCTCAAGTCCATGTACAACGAATTGCGTCAACTCGGCGTCATTGACTATGAGAATCCGGTAGGGCGCATGCGGCCGCTCAAGCTTCAGGAAAGACCGCTGTCGTACCTGACCAAGCATCAGGTGTCCGAACTGCTTACGGCCCTGGATGCGCGCACCACGTCGCCACATCCGAAGATGGTCGCTCGTATCTGCCTCGCGACAGGGGCTCGATGGGGTGAGGCTCAGGCGCTGACGCCGGAACGTCTGAAAGGTAATACGGTGATCTTCGCTAACACCAAGTCCAAGCGTGTGCGCTCGGTGCCGATCTCGGAAGAATTGGCCGCCGACATTCGCCGGCATTGGCAGACCCACGGGCCGTTCACGAACTGCCTTGGCGTGTTCCGCCTGGTGCTGCTGTCGACCTCGATCAAGCTGCCGAAGGGGCAGGCCAGCCACGTACTGCGCCATACGTTCGCCAGTCACTTCATCATGAACGGCGGGCACATCGTGACGTTGCAGCACATCCTGGGGCACGCCTCGTTATCGATGACGATGCGATATGCGCATCTATCGGAAGAGCATCTATCCGAAGCTGTGAAATTGAATCCGCTTAACGTTATCCGTGTTGGGTA